TAGTAAATCAAACTCCTTCTTTGAACCTTGACTATCTTTGACTATACTATCATTTAACACTCTATAAGTCAAATTTTTAGGGCTCAGCCCTTGAAAATACTGACTTTCTTTAAAAACATTTAGGCATTATATCGCCTTAGTTTTTCTTGAAAGTTCCTAAAAAAGTCCACAAAAAAGAGCCCTAAAAGGGCGTAATATTGACGAGTTCAGCAGGCAAGAAACTAGCACGGTCAAACGTGCTTTTTTTATTACCTGCTAATATTATAGCATATCCTCTCAAACTTATATATAACCCGAATCCCGCAAAAGAAAAAGATAAAAGCATAGAGGATAGGGCGAAAGCCTCTCGCACTTTTATTTTATCAAATAGCAATACGAGAAGCAAGGATAAAAAGCCCTCAGAAATAAATCTAAGGACTTAAATAACGATGTGTTGGTTCGCTCACTTAATTAGTATACTTAATACTATTCAATTATAGTTTACTTTGAAATGTTCTTAATCCTTTCTGTAAATTTTTGAATCGCATTCAGTTCTGCAGGTCTTAAATGAGGGTACGCCTTAGTCCTCCCCCCATTTCGTTTAATATGTCCAAATTCAAGTAAATGAGTAAGAGATCCGTATTTAAAACTATATACGACCCAAACTCCATTTCTCACTCTTTTCTTACGCCATCCTTTTGAATATTTACCTGTTCTTTTAGGGCTAGTTTCCTTTAATTCTTTAACTGTTTCTTTAGCGACTTGCTCCGCAATTTTATCAACTTCTTCATTAACCTCTTCGCAATATTCTGCTAAAATATTTGCTAATTGTGCTGCTAAATCCATTTTCTAAAAACTCCTTCTATTTTTTTTAAATATCAACTTTTTACCCCCTTTTTGGTTGACAGCTTCCGACTTGGAAAAAGTTACCGCTCCCGGTACCTAAAATCAACGAAAATGCTTTACAAAGTGGGGGGGAGTGTCAATATCCTTTCAGTTCTATAAATCTTTTAGCGATTACTTTTCTTCGACTATTTATATAACGAGTAGTTTTATTTAGTTTCTCTGCCACGTCTTCCCAAGTCGCACCAGCTTCTAAATATCTCATTTTAAAAATGACTAGATCACTTTCAATTAAGTTTTCCATCAAGGTATCTACAACTAGTTTGAAGCCTTCTAAATATCTTAGTGTTTGGTCTTCTTCAATTCTAATGATTGTCGCTTCAGTAGGACTAGATACTGTCTTGCCTTTCCCACCAGTATAATCTTCAGCGCTATGTTTCTTATTATGTATTAGTTCCTGTCTTCTCAAATAAATTTTATTAGCAAGCGTTCTATACCGTCCTAACTCAATATCTATCCCGTCCAAGTCTCTGTTACTCAACTCGTACATAGGCAAGTACCTCCACTTAAATTTTAAAAATTTTTTATCTTGCAATTTGTCAAATTGTAAATTCTGTCAAACTGACAAAAAGCGCTAAAAGCCTTCCAACACTCCACTTATCAGGTATCATTGTTTTAAGTTTGACAACTCTTCAGTATGACAAGTTCAAGGGAAATTTCTTTAATTTATCCCCTCAGTTTCTCATATCTTACATTCTGTGAAACTCACTCCATTCTGTAAACCCCTGATATACCTTGCTTTCAAGCTATTACTTCTTTTCAGTTTATGCTTACTTTGTTATGTGAAACTTAGTAAAGCATAAAAGTAGGACTAGCGATATTTCTTCTGTTTCAGCCATATATCACTAGCCTTACTTAATTTGTTCCCTATTTTTCTAAATACGCTTTGATATCCCGATATTCCTTAGAAGAATTCATCCATCCGCTAGAATCAGGGGTGAAGAATGGTAGGACAGTAAGCGGACTTACTTCTGTTCGATACGGCGATAGAGAATGTCTCTGACTTATTTCTCTGACTACGCCTGTATGGATTTCTTCTACATCCTTCTTCAGTTCTTGAATTTCATCATATGCGTTCAGAATTAGTCTAAGTTTCTTTCGGTATTTTTTATAGATCTTCTTAGTTTCCATCCGTTGCTTAGTTTCTTTAAAAATGTATTCAAAGATGACTGCATTAGCTTCTGAAAAATCACTATCAAATTTTTCCTGAAGGCCATTAATAGCTTTTTCCATCTTTTCCAGCTGCTCTAAAGATTCTAAGTTATTTGACAAAAAAGAATCTATGTTCTCAAATGAAACTACTTGGTTGCCTAACAGGCTTTTCCTTTTTTCGCTTAACTGTTCTCGTGCTGAATTAATCTTACTTTTTTTATTATCTAAATCATCCAGTGTTTCAAATACTTGATTAATATCCATTTCTTTCTCCTAGTTCCATTGAATAAAGTAACCACAATCTTCTTCAACTTTTTTTACATCAAATCGGGTATGTAAAATCAACCGTTTCCCAAAATAGTTATTCGCATCCGCCCAGCTAAATGTATCTTTCTTTCGATCAAACAAAGTAACAAAGTTTTCTAGATCTCCGATAAAGCCTTTTTTGTCACCTTTATTCCCTAATGTTGTATCATCCACAATTAAAAAGTTATCTACAAAGAATGTTTCACTTGTTCCTGTCTCTTTATCAACTTTAAGAAGATAATTTCCTGAAGTGTCTTTCATTTTTTCTAAGATACTAAATAGTGATTGACTAACAACCATAGATACATTGCGCTCTGGATTGATTAAAGAAACAATAGATTTCAAGTCGTCCATACTTGTAGCAGTCTGCACTTTCGCAGTTTGGAGAATTTTCCCAATCTCTCTATTTCGTGTTCTACGTTTTAATTTAATAATCTTCTTACCAAGAAAATCCGTTAAATTATATTGGCCATCATCTAATTGCTCCTGTGAAAAATCAAGTTTTCCACTGAATAATTTAACTAAGTAATCAACGCTGATAGTTTTCTTTTTATCTGCTTCTGTTCTCTCAACCGAATTTTCACTAACTTCTTGTAATGAATCAGATTCAAAGTCAGTTACTTCATACTTCCCACCACGGGTACGAGTCTCAATAACATTTACTAGATCAACCAATTCTTTACGTTGATGTTCATCTTCATAACTATCAAGGATTGGTTTTTCAATGAGTACATGATTATTTTCTACGTTCATTCCTCTAGTGTTATAACCTGTACTTCGGATATAAGCTTCTAGATTTTCTTTTTGTTTAACTAAGTTAGTTGTCATTTTTTGCTCCTTCATCTTTTAATATCTGATTTTTGTTTATAATTTTTTCTAAAATTCTTTGCTTTTAGCTTTTCTTTTATGACTCTCCGAGCCTTTAGAATCATTTTTTCTAAATTTTGGTTTGTCTTGTTTGTTAGCATATTTTTCTAGTATTTCTTGTTTCCGTTGTTCTAAGCTATCATCTTCTTTTTTGCACTTTGCAAATATTTGTTGTCTTTTCTTTGGATCCATAGAAAATTTATCTGCTACAACATACCCTAAAGAAGTATCTCCTGCCATAATACTCACCCCCTTTCTACGCAAACAAAAAGGGACATACCACTAGCATTATATGCTTACGGTATGTCCCTGAGTTGTTCTCAATAGACTTATTTTTTAGTTTCTTTTTTGACTAGATGAGTAAATTTCCCATCTGAATAGAATAAAGTAACTTCTCCAAAACTCGGAACTTTTTCTATTTCTATTATACCACATTTTTCATAGACAACAAAGCCTTTTTCTGTTGCAAATCGCATTTTATCATCATTCATTGATATTCTCCCCTCACTGTATTTATAGTGTATCTCTTGTCTTTGATCGTGAAAGCCTTGAAAGTGTTCCCTTCTAAACCTTTCAAAATCCTACTTGAGTTTCTAGCATTATAAACAGTCCGCAGTTCACTGCTATCTAGGTTCGTATTAAAAATCGTAGTTTCTCGATTATTGATAATATCAAACAAGAAATCCTGTTCCCAATCGCTCTTAGGTGTTACCGTCCCATTTTTTGCCCCCAAGTCATCGATGATTAGAAAATCAACATCAACAAGCTTTTTAACCGCCTCATACTCTGTTAAGTTTGCATTTCTTCCATAAGCCCAGCCTTCTTTTATCTGCTTGATAATCTCGGTTAAACTGACAAATAAGACACTCTTAGGCTCGTTCTTCTCTCTAAAGCTCTCATTGATTTCTTTGGCCAGGGCAAGCGATAAATGACTTTTTCCTATTCCTGTGCTACCGCTGATTAAGGTATTCCCCGTCATACCTGCAAGGTACTTCTGGGCTTGACCTTTTACAAACTCTAACATCTGATGCTCCTCTGTCGTCTTAACAAAGAAATTATCAAACGTTACCCCCTTCAACTCGTTAGGGATCGTACTATCACGCATTAAGACATCATAAGTTTTAAAGTAAGCTTGTCTGTCCTCGAACTGTTGTAATAGGTCTTGCTCTTTCTGTTTAATCTCTCCCTTCACACACTCTGGGCAAAATGCTTGTACTTTTCTTTCTGAACTCCCTAACACTGGTACAGAAATTTCCCAATAATTGACCTGGTGAATATCGCAAACCGTATCCGATATTTTTCTGTTATTAAATTCTTTAAATTGTTCCTTCATCTTTGCAACTCCTAAAATGGTAGATCTGGGAAGTTATCTTCTGACTTCCCTTTTATGGTTTTAGGCTTTTGATTCAAATAACCATCAAACTTAGAGCCGAAAAGTGTTTCTGGTCTCAGATATTTAGAAAATTCAGGACTATCCTTCCATTCTGCCGTTTTAATATCTATCACCTGTTTAAAATCTTCAAGTGCATAGCCTTCTTTGAATCGTGCTAGTAAAAGCCTTTTCGTCTTATCAACAAACTTATACCGCTTATTAGCTACTTGATTTAGATAAACAATAGGAATCCAAAGTTCTTTATGTTTTGTTTTCTCTAAATCTTTTATAGCTGTTTCTTCAAGCCAAGTAGGAAAAGTGAAAGATGAGCTTTGCTCATTAGGCGAGGTTCCCTCGACTATATATTCTTTATTTATATCTAACTTTAAATCTTGCTCTAACTCTCTCTCTTTATCTATCTCTTTCTCTGTCTTACATGTAGATAACGTTGTAAAATTATTAGATAACAATGTAAGATTTTTTTCTTTCTCTTGTTGCTCTTTTCGGTAGCTTCTCATATATGCAGCGTGGTTTGTTTCTTGTTGTACCAAAGCTTTTGCTTGTGTTAACTCGGCATTTTTATCTTCATCAATCTGAATCAGGCCACATTGCGTAAAATAAGCTATAGTCATAGATATATCATCCTCAGAAACATCTAATTTCAAGGCCAGTTCTTCTTTTAAGGTTTCAAAGTACCCTTCGTAATACAGAATACAATCACTTTCAAGACTTTCTAACATAAGACGGATATAAATCACTATCATAGTGTAGCCGCCAGGCATACTTTTTAGTCGCTTAATAAATAGGTTGTCAAAAAATTTCTTATCAATTTTTAACCAAAAATATACTTTAGTCTTTGCCATCATCTACCCCCAAAAACTTTAAAACATCTGAGACTTTATAATACGCTTTTCTAGTATCTTCAATAGGCGGTATATACTGCGGTAGTCCTGCACCTTCCCATTTTGTCAAGGTTTTATCTCCTATGCCCAGTTCTTCCTTTAGTTCCACCTTGCTGATTAAATCTAATCTTTTTTGAGGTGCTTTCTCATGGCTTTTTAAATACCGTTCCACTGCTTCCAAAATCTTAGACTTTAAATCTTCAATCATTTTTTCAAACATCATAGTACCCCCATGGCTTAAGCCCTGCAAGCTGAATATATCGCCCATAATCAGGGCTTAAATCCTCGCTAGTTGTTTCTATCGTCTGTGTACTTTCTCGCTCGATTTGGGCGCTTTTTTTGCGGTCTCGGTGGTTTAGATACATGAGAAAGCCAATCAATATCACGGTAAAAATAAGCGCCTGTGTATTGCTTAAATCTAGTTCATTCATGCTATGCCCTCGCTTTGTAATTCTTGATATAATTTACTTGATAGCTTCGCTTCATCTTCAGAAAGTCGTACACCTCTTCAGAAGTTACTTTATCATCTAAAAAGTCAATGATGAACTGAAAGAGGTTCGGATGTCTATCCTTGATTTTAGTCATTAGCTTGTCAAATTCTGATCGTGTCATGTTGTCTAGGTCTAGAGTCATATTTTTCTCCATTAGCCTTTCCTTGTCCTTTTTCTTGCCTGTTTTCTATATGGTATGCTTCACCACTCCAAACGCTGGGCGATTGCCCCTAGTTGGCGGACGCATGTAGTGATGTTTCGTGGGTAATTACCCATCTTTCAACTAAACAAGGCCTTAGAATCACCCTGTCAGCGCTTGATTTCAAAACCTTTTCTAATTGCTTGCCTGCTCTTCGGTTTTTCTTTAGATATTTGATAGAATAGATATTTTTTGCTATAATCAAAGCATAGAAAAAATTTCTATATCCTTAATCTTGTCGCTTGCTCGCCTCGTCTAAAATTTGAGCAAGTGATTTTTTTATTTTCTTTTTGCATGACTACTACCTGACTGTGGTTTATAAAGCAAGTCTTTACTTTCGATAAGATCCAGAATCCAGCTGAACCCCTGCTCCACCGTTTCAAGAAATGCGCCCAGGTCTTCACTGTCCAAGTTCTCGTAGTTCATACAAAGATATTCGGCTAGTTGTCTGTCTTTCTCAACTAGCTTTTTAAAATCCTTGGAATACTTAGGAATTTCTAACCCTTTGGCATTTGTAACTGTCTGAAATTCATTTTCCATTTTCTATACTCCTATACTTTAAAAATTAATTCCTTAATTTCTGAATATCCCCTATTCAAGTTAATCATAGCTATTGCCATATCTTCCAAACGTTGATAGTTTGTCAGTTCTGCACTTGTCAAGCCATCAATGCCGTTCTTACTTTCTCGCTCCTTCATGAGTTGCGCTTTATTCTTCCCTGTCACTCCCTTTAGTAGTAAGTTTGTAAGGGTACTATAGGCATGCTTGGGGGCTTTCTCCCATGTTTGAATAGCTTCAGTTAAGCTTTTACGCTTTGGCTTTTCCAGTTCTCTTTGAAGGTGGCGTTTAGAAAGTTCGTCACGCATTTCAAAGAATGCTTTGACTAGGTTCTTCTTAAACTCTTTTACGGGTTCTGTATTTCGTAAGTAAGTGATCATCAAGGTTGCTTGTTGCTCATTCAAAATATAGTCCCGTACATTTTGCCCACTCTTTGAAGGTGAAATTTTAAATTGCACCTTTCCAAAACTCTCAAAGTCCTCTCGGTGCTTGTTCAGCAAAATCTTCAAATGTCTGTGCTTAATTTCAGCGCAGTCTGCAACGATACTGCTCAGTGTATACGGCTCTTTCTTGCCGTCCATATAAACCAATTCCATTGGTTCGCTCCTTTCTTCTTGTTGCTCGTGCTTGCCACCTAAAACAGTACCAAGGTAAATCATTGTGGTAGGGAAAATTTAGGAGAGAATAACCCCCTACAAACCCTTGATACTGCCATAGGTAGCAAGCAAATCACTCTAGCAAATATTTAGCTAGAACCGTTTATCAATCCCCAGTGGTAAAGCACCACATGAGAAATCTGTAAATGTAGAGTAGTATTGCGATTGGTTCGCTCCTTTCTAATCTTCTGGTGTTAATAGTTCGTCAAGCGTGACTCCTAGATAGTCAGCAATCTTTAGCAAAGTTTCTGATTCAGGATTTTTTGTACGCTCATAGTACAAACTAGTCAGTGTAGTCTTTGAAATTCCTGTAGCTTTATATACGTCTAAAACTTTTTTACGTTGTTTTGCTAAAAGAACTCTGAAGTTATTTTTCATTCTTCTCTCCTTCCTATTGCAAAGTATGCATTACAATTTTTTGATTTTGTTGTAACATACACATACAGTTTACAAAAAACATAAAATATTGTCAAGTGTTTTTTACAATCATTTGATAAAATTGAAGATGTATTGTAAAATATAAACTGAATAAGGAGTAATCAAATGATACAAACTAATTTAAAAGAGTTACTAAACAGAAATAATATCAGCATAAACAAACTATCAATCGAGACTGGGTTGTCACGTCCAACATTAACTTCATTAATGAATAACGAAAGTAAGGGCATACAATTTGATACTTTGGAAAAATTATTAGATTATTTTGATATTTCTATTGCTGATTTTTTTAGCGTCTACAATGAAGAAATTATCTTCAATTTTTTATCTGAAGTTCCATTATCCAAGGCGAAAATTATGGAAGAAAGGCCATTTTCTGGTGAAAGAAATGATAATTATGTAGAATTTAATCCTTCAGAACTAATGTCTTATAAGTGTTTTATAGAAATTGATGGAACACCTGGAAAGCCATTTGGTGGGGCATTATCCCCTGTTATAAATAATGAGAAAATAGTAGCTATAGGATTAGTTTTCTTTCGCTCTGATATGGAAGGAAATTCATTACCAATTCAAGATATCAAAGCTTTTATAAAGAAGTTGGATAGTGAAGCTTTAGGAAATCTGGTAGAAGAACTTCTTAATAACTGGTATAAAAGGTATAAAATTATTAAAAAAAGCGATTTTTCAGATATAATCATTACCAACCTTACTTTATTAGATGATCAACCCGTCTCTTATCCAGTTTTTATAGATATAAAAAAAATAGGAAAAGAAATAAGTTTTGATTTATATGGATACAAAAACAGCGGTTATAAAGAAGGGGACGAAGACTTCAGTAATTCTGTAATTTTTAATGATTTAGAAGGTAAGTAAAAACTATACATTATCTATTACTAGCCTTTACTTAAAAACTTAAAAAATTTTTTCGCCCAATTCTAATTCAAAACTGATTTATGTCACAAAGATATCAAAGCTTAACATTTTTAAAAGCTCTTACTTCGCTCTCTGTTCAATAATAATGTTCTTTTGTTAGTTCATTTCCAAACCAAAACAACATATAGTAAAAAGGAGATTACTTATGAAAAAATTACTAAGCACATCAGCTATTTTACTTTCTGCTACCGTTCTAGTAGCTTGCTCTAACAATCAATCAGCTACTAAAGATAGTTCAGAACAAGCAAAAACAGAGCAAAAGGATACTACTTCAACAAACACAAAAACCAAAGTAGATAACAGTAAATACGATAATCTAATTTCTGAAATCAAATCAAAATTAGATCCTGAATCAACTGGCGCAATAAGCGTAAAAATTCAAAATAACGTAATCGATTCAGATTCATCCGAACCGCATGATACAATCATGATTTTGCTAACTGGAACGGCTAAAGATAGCGCAAAAGAGACTATGGACGCAATCAATTCAAATTCTGCTACAACTAATCAGCAAAATGCAATTACTGTATTTCGGATGTCTATATCTGAGTTTGCTAAAAAATTACCAGACGACAATACTACTCTTTCCCTTGGGTATGAAAAATCTGCTGATCAATACGACTTAATCGCAAAATCTTCAAAACAAAAAGATTTTATCCCTGTTGGCGAAATCATCGTAAATTAAAAACTCCCCCATATTCGCCAATAGAACCCCTATTTCTAAGGTCTATTGTGCAAAAATTGGGGAAATTGAAGAATAGAAAGCCGATTTTACAGACTAAAGCGCAAAAAACTGCAAAATTGACAAATAGAGATGACTAATATCTTCTAAATCATCGGCGAAGTCGTGGGCATATATAGAGAGAATTAAAATGAACAAAGAAAATCCATATTTTGAACAAACCAAACAAAACTACATAGAAGTTGAAAAACTCTATAAACTTGGTAAAGCAAAGCATACATCTTCTAAATACAGATTTCTTGCACTAGCAGTTAAAAGACAATCTGAACAATTCTTATTTGAAGCCAAGACTCAAAAAAGAAAATATTGGAAATTCAGTCGTGGTTCTCTGGTATTCGTAGAGTTCGGTGTAAATATAGGCGGAGAATTATCAAATAATCATTGGGCTATTGTCTTAGACAAAGTAGATAGTCCCTATAAAAAAACACTTACAGTAATTCCTCTAACATCTAAAAATCAAATAGATACTGTACTCATAGACGAAGTCATTGCGGAATATCCTTCTATTTTGCTTGATGAATATATTGAAAAATTACACAAAGATTTATTTGCCTACCTAAAATATTTAGATTCCAATAATGCAATTACTGAAGCTGCCTTATCGGATGTCTACCAAGCTTATACAGAACAATTTTCAAACGAAATAATTCAACCTAAGATAATAGACGATGATAACCTTAAACGGACACAATCAGAAATAAATGACGTTATTGAATTAACTCAATACTACAAAAAATACATTAAGCGTTCTTATGCCAAGTGTAATAACCTTCAAACAATCAGCAAAGATAGAATTTTAAAGAAAAATAGATTAGATCCAATCGGAAAAATGAAAGTATCTGATAACACATTGGACAAAATTAACGAAAAGTTAAAAGAATTATACCTTTTCTAATCTCTTGACATTTTTTAATAATTATACCTTAAACCA